AAGGGCCAGGGGCATGTTCCAATTCTATGGGGCCAACCGGACCGGGCGGTTTGCGGGACGGCATATCCAATTGCAGAATCTTCCTCAGAACCATCTGCCGGACCTTTCAGAAGCCCGGGAGCTGGTGCAGCAGGGAAACTACGAAGCACTGGATCTTCTTTATGATTCTATCCCGGATGTGCTGTCTCAGCTGATCCGGACAGCCTTTGTGCCCCGTGAGGGAATGAAGTTTGTGGTCTCGGACTTCTCAGCCATTGAGGCAAGGGCCATTTCCTGGATGGCCGGGGAGAAGTGGAAGTCGGCGGCTTTTGCAGCCGGGAAGGATATCTACTGCTCAACGGCCAGCCAGATGTTTGGGGTGCCTGTGGTGAAACATGGGGTGAACGGGGAGTTGCGCCAGAAGGGGAAAATCGCGGAACTGGCCTGTATCGCGGAAGGGCAGCTTGTCCTTACAGATCATGGCCTCATTCCCATTGAAAATATGACCACGGAAGACCGGATCTGGGATGGAGAGAACTGGGTCCACCATGATGGGGTGGTCTACAGAGGAGAAAGAGAGGTGATGCGGTATGCAGGTCTCTTGGCTACTCCGGATCACCTGGTCTATGTAGAGGAAAAGGAGGAACCCATCCCGTTTCAGGCAGCGGCGGAGAATGGGTACCACCTTCGAAGATTGTGCTCATCCATCGTGATACAGTATGGAGACCTGCCTGCCCGGGCCCGGGTCTACGACATCCTCAATGCCGGACCCCATCACCGTTTTACCGTATCGGACTGCCTAGTGCATAACTGCGGCTATGGCGGCTCCGTGGGTGCCTTGAAGGCCATGGGGGCCATGGATATGGGGATCCCGGAAGAGGAGTTGGGACATCTGGTCCAATCCTGGCGGGCCGCCAATCCCCACATCGTGGATTTCTGGTGGCAGGTGGATAAGGCTGTGAAAACCGCCATCAAAAAGAGGATTCCTGTCCAGGTCAACAATCTCCGATTCCTCTGCAAGAGCGGCATGCTGTTCATCGAACTCCCCAGTGGGCGGCGGCTTTCCTATGTGAAGCCCCGGATCGGAGAGAACAAGTTCGGCGGGGAATCCGTAACCTACGAGGGCATCGGTGCAACAAAGAAATGGGAGCGCCTGGAAAGCTATGGACCGAAGTTCGTAGAAAACATCGTCCAGGGCACGGCCCGGGATATTCTCTGTTACGCTATGCAAACTCTCCGGCACTGTGCCATTGTTGGTCACGTACACGATGAACTGATCATCGAGTGCAGTAAGGATGTCAGTGTAGATGCCATCTGTGAGCAGATGGGCCGGACCCCACCCTGGGCGGAAGGTCTGATCCTCCGGGCGGATGGGTATGAATGTGAGTTTTATCAGAAAGATTGAACGAAACCGTCAGAAAACACCTCCTGCCGTGGCTAGTAAGCAGGAGGTGTTTATTCATGAACGATATACAGAAAGCACAGATTCGGGAACTGCGGCTCCAGGGAGTCGGGTATCGGAAAATCGCCAAAGAAACAGGCATGTCGGAGAATACCGTCAAATCCTACTGCCGCAGACACCCTTTATCCCTCAAGGAGCCGGAAACGGAACAAGCCCATCACTGCCTGCAATGCGGTCAGCCTATTGAGCAGAACGACAAACGGAAGGAGAAAAAGTTCTGCTCCGATGCCTGCCGGATGGCCTGGTGGAATAGCCATCGTGACAAGGTGAACCATAGGATTGTACGAAAGCTGGAATGCCCTTGCTGTCATGAGACATTCATTGTCTACGGGAACGGGCAGCGCAAATACTGCTCCCACACTTGCTATGTAAAAGACAGGTTCGGAGGTGGCCAGGATGGACGCTAAGCAGTTGAAGCAGGAGAAGATGTACCTGGCCGCCATGCATTTCATCAGGGGAATGCTCCAGAAGGGTTTGATTACAAAAGCTGAATACGGAAAAGCCGAACGGCAGCTCCGGAATAAATATTCTCCTGTGATCGGCCCATTATTAGCAGATATCGACTTGCTATAAATCCGGTTCAGAGTGAGTAATAGTAGCAAAAGGAGTTGATACAATGAAAAAAATCACGCGGGTCAGTCGGCCCATGCCGGCCATCGTGCGGAGAAAAAAAGTGGCAGCCTATGCCCGGGTCTCCGTGGAGTCGGAACGGATGAACCATTCCCTATCGGCTCAGATCAGCTACTATAACGGCCTGATCCAGAGAAACCCGGAATGGGAATTTGCCGGTGTCTATGCAGACGACGGTATCAGCGGAACCACTATCGACAAGCGAAAAGGGTTCAAGCAGATGCTGGCGGACTGTGAAGCAGGAAAGATTGACATTATCCTTACAAAGTCCATCCAGCGCTTTGCCAGGAACACGGTAGACCTTTTAACGACAGTGCGGCATTTGAAAGACCTGGGTATAGAAGTGCGGTTCGAGAAAGAGCATATCCGCTCCCTTACGGGTGACGGCGAACTGATGCTTTCCATCCTGGCATCCTTTGCCCAGGAAGAGAGCCGTTCCATTAGTACAAATGTCAAATGGGGAACCCGAAAACGTTTTGCACAAGGGATTCCTAATGGACGGTTTCGAATCTATGGATACCGTTGGCAGGGAGATCAGCTTGTCCCTGAGCCCAAGGAAGCGTCTGTTGTAAAGCTCATTTATGACAACTTCTTAAAAGGCCTGTCCGCTGAGACCACGGAAAAGCAGCTGGAAGAAATGGGAATCAAATCCTTTAATGGGAAACATTTCGGGAATTCGGCCGTCCGGAGAATTTTAGAGAATATTACTTACACCGGTAATCTATTGTTCCAGAAAGCCTATTCGGCAGACCCCATCACCGGAAAAACCAAAATCAATCATGGAGAACTCCCACAATATTTTGTGGAAAATACACATGAGGCCATTATCCCCATGGAAACCTATAAAAAGGTACAGGAAGAAAGGGAAAGACGGCGGGAACTGGGGGCTTTGGCAAACTGGTCCATCGATACCTGCTGTTTTACCACCAAAATCAGGTGTGGAATCTGCGGGAAGAGTTTTGTGCATATTCGCAGTAAACGGAAAAATAAGGATTGCTGGACCTGTATTTCCCATAAAGAGAGAGGAAGAACCTGCCGTTCTAAGGGAGCTATCCCACAGAAAGTCCTAGTCAAGGAATGCACAGAAGTCCTGGGGCTTTCCGAATTCGATGAAAATGTCTTCCTGAATCAGGTTGATATAATTGTGGTTCCGGAACATCATGTGATGGTGTTTCATATGAAAAATGGAGAGCAGATTACACGGCAATGGGTTTCTACTGCCCGGAAGGACGCATGGACTAGTGAACGCCGGAAGGAATGGGGAGAAAGACATAAGCTAAAAAGCACAAATCCCAATCGAAAGATATTCAATGAGTTCACGGGGTTTATCAAATGCGGGAAATGTGGGGAAAATTACAGGAGCCAACAAACTACATATTCTGATGGAAAAAAGGAACGGTACTGGCGGTGTGCTGGTATATGTGGCAATGAAGCCATCAAAGACAGCACTATGAAAAAGCTAACTGCTTCTGTGCTGGGACTGGACACTTTCAATGAGGAAAAAATGGATGAATCCCTTGAAAAAGCAGTTGTCCTGAATGGAGAAATAACATTCCATTTTAAAGATGGCCATACGGAAACCAGGCAATATAGAGAAAGAAAACGGGGAACCCGTCATAGCGAAGCGTATCGGGCTTATATGCATGAAATCATGCAATATGCAAAACGCAAGGACCCAGAGGCTAAAAAAATAATGCTTGCGCTGAAAGAAGAATGGAAGAGAGAGGATAATCGATGGCAAAAACAGTAAGAGCGATTCCGGCAACAATCAGCCGTTATACATCATCTCCGATAAATAGTCGGAAGAAAAGGAAAGTAGCAGGGTACGCACGGGTTTCAACAGACCACGATGATCAGATTACCAGCTATGAAGCCCAGGTGGACTATTACACAAACTACATCAAAGGACGGGACGATTGGGACTTCGTGGGTATGTACACGGACGAAGGCATCTCCGCCACCAACACTCGTCATCGGGATGGGTTCAAACGGATGGTCAAAGATGCCCTGGACGGGAAAATCGACCTGATCATCACAAAGTCGGTCAGTCGGTTTGCTAGAAATACCGTCGATAGCCTTTCCACTATTCGGAAATTAAAAGAACACAAAATAGAGTGCTACTTTGAAAAGGAAAATATCTGGACTTTCGACAGCAAGGGAGAATTGCTCCTGACGATCATGAGTTCCCTGGCCCAGGAAGAAAGCCGGAGTATTTCAGAAAATGTCACCTGGGGTCATCGGAAGCGGTTTGCCGATGGCAAAGTCAGCGTCGCTTACAGCCGTTTCCTGGGATACAAGAAAGGCCCGAACGGTGGGCTAGTAGTTGTACCAGAAGAAGCAACAACGATCAAGCTCATCTACAAGCTATTCCTAGAAGGCTTGGGAACAACAACTATTGCCAAGCAACTAACAAAACGAGGACTTAAAACCCCAGGAGGAAAATCCAAATGGAGTGCACGTACGGTTTACAGTATCCTTCAAAACGAAAAGTACAAGGGAGATGCACTTCTACAAAAAAGCTATACGGTTGATTTTCTTACAAAGAAAACGAAAATCAACGAAGGGGAAGTCCCCCAATACTATGTAGAGCATGACCATGAAGCCATTATTGAACCTCAGACCTTTGAAATGGTGCAAGCGGAACTGAAACGTAGAAATAAAGCACGGAAGTACTTCAGTGGTACTAGCATCTTTTCCACCAAAATCCAGTGTGCTGAATGCGGAGGATGGTACGGTGCGAAGGTCTGGCACTCCAATGACAAGTACCGCAGGATCATCTACCAGTGTAATAATAAGTTCCGAAACAATACAGGGTGCAGAACGCCGCATCTGACAGAAGAGGAAATCAAGATGTACTTCGTCCGGGCAATGAATCAGATGATTACAGAGAAGGATGAGATTATCCAGACCATCGAGGATGCTAGGCAGGTGATCTGTGACAACGGAGACCTTCTAGCCAAACGAGATGCCATGCAGAAGGAAATCGGCATCCTGGTGGAAATGGCCCAGAATGCTGTGGAACGGAATGCACGGGTGGCGCAGAACCAGGAAGAGTACCAAAAACAGTATGATGACATCATCAGCCGCTATGATGCAATGAAAATTGAGTACGAACAACTGTGTGAGAAGATTGAAAACCGCCAGGATCGGAATGAGCAGCTTGGACGGTTCATTCAGGAACTGAAAGGTCGGAAGAACCTGCTCACCGAATTTGACCATTCACTCTGGTGTGCCCTGGTCGATAAAATGATAGTAAAAGATAAAGAGAATGTAACCGTGGTCTTTCAAGACGGGACGGAAATCAAGGCATAAATAGAAACCGCTTTGCAGAAATGCAGAGCGGTTTTTTCTTTGTCCAAAACACCAGGCATGTCAATTTTAACAGCAATTGCAGGGGGCTTCTGGGGTGCACTTCACTTTGCACCCCAGGGTGCATCGTTCAAGAATTTAAGGGAATAATCGTGTAATTGTATCAAATGTTGTAAGGCAACCGACCAGGCTGCAGGAACCGGTGGTATGCTGTCTACCGCTTATAATTTCATTAAGCGTCTTAACCCCTCGGCCATCATTAAACTCTTTTCGCAGGAAATCAATCCGGAATCCTACGCGGAATGCCTGGCAGAAATGCTTATCAAGGGGCAGGATGCCGACAATATCAAGTATGCGAATACATTTAAGGAAGACTGCTTTAAAGACCAGAAGATGCGGTTCGTCCTTGAAAATCCGCCTTTTGGGACCCAGTGGGGTGGCAAAGATAAAGAAGGCAAACCCATTGGAGATGAAAAGGCCGTGCGGGACGAACATGATAAAGGCTTATCAGGACGCTGGGGTGCCGGGCTTCCAAGTACCAGTGATGGGCAGATGCTTTTTTTGCAGTCTGCCATCAATAAGATGGATGACCATGTGGGACGTGCAGTTATCGTAGAAAACGGAAGTCCTCTTTTTACAGGTGGCACTGCTTCCGGTGAAAGTCAGATTCGTCGATGGATTCTTGATCAGGATTTGCTGGAAGCGATTATTGCTCTGCCTACAGATCTTTTCTACAATACCGGTATCCAGACTTACCTCTGGGTACTTTCCAAAAATAAAAGGCCGGAACGTAGAGGTAAAGTGCAGCTCATCGATGCATCAGGATTGTTCCAGCCTTTAAGAAAAGCTTTGGGCAATAAACGAAGGGAAATTACGCCTGAAAATCGGGAACAGATTACAAAGCTCTATGCAGATTTTCAGGAAAACGAACTTTGCAAAATTTTTGATAATGATGATTTTAAATATAGGGAATACACAGTTATGCAGCCACTTCAGCGTTCCTATTCGATTACGGAAGAAAGCATCGAAAGACTGCAGGCAAAAGGCTCTCTGAACGGGCTCTATGATGAAGCTAAAGTCTATGACTTACTCAATTCAGATAAAAAACTGAATGAAAAGGGCCAGAAAAAGCTGGATACCTTCAAAAAGAATAAACCCCTTTACAATCAGATTTTGGATACTCTCCAAAGTTATGAATCCGATCAAAAATGGATGTCTCCGGAAGATTTCATGCCTGTTCTGAAAGCTATTCTTTCCAGTGTGACTTCTGATAAAAAACTGCTGGAAAAAATAGCTGACGGCCTTTCTATTATGGATAAAGAAGCGGTCATCCAAAAAGATAAAAAGGGAAATATCATTTACGATAAGGAAACGAAGGATACGGAAATTGTTCCTTATAAAGAAAATATTGATGACTATATGAAACGGGAAGTCCTGCCCTATGTGCCCGACGCCAAAGCATTTTGGGAAGAAAATATGACTAAGAAGAAACCTGTTATCAAGACAGGCGCTGAAATCCCATTTACTCGCTATTTCTATAAATATGTACAGCCGGAATCTTCCAGTAAATTGCTGAATGATTTTAAGGAAATGGAAACATCGGTTAGCGAGAAAGTTCTGAAACTTTTCGGAGGTAAGAACTGATGCGACGGATGAAAGACAGTACATTTGATTGGATAGGTAAAATACCGATTGATTGGAAATTGTATAGAGGCAGGTACATTTTCCACCAGCGTAGTGAAAAGGGGAATAAGATTAATTTACAATTACTTTCGCCAACTCAGCAGTATGGAGTTATTCCACAAGATGAATATGATCGGATAACGGGAAATCGTGCTGTAAAACTGAAGGAAGATACAAACTTGTCTCAGCTTAAAACGATTCATAATGGAGATTTTTGTATAAGCCTCAGAAGCTTTCAAGGTGGATTTGAGTATTCTGAAAATGAAGGAGTTGTTTCCCCGGCATATCAGGTTTTTTATCCGATAATGAATGTTGATCGGAGGTATTACAAATACTTATTTAAAGATACTTCTTTTATTGAAAAGATGAATTCTTATACACTATCGCTGCGAGATGGTAAAAATATCAGCTTCTTTGATTTTGGTAATACTTATATACCTTATCCTAGCGTAGAAGATCAAAAGCAAATCGCTGATTTCCTTGATAAAAAATGTGCTGAAATAGATCCCTTGGCTGCTGAAATCGAAAAGCAGATCTCCACGCTGGAGGCCTATAAAAAGTCTGTCATTACTGAGGCAGTGACAAAAGGGCTGAACCCGAATGTTCCCATGAAAGAAAGTGGGATTGAATTTATAGGGAAAATTCCAGAACATTGGACCATAAAAAAAATAAAGTATCTTGGGACTGTAAGAAATGGGCTTACATACTCACCTATTGATTTATGTGATAAAAATGAAGGCACTTTAGTGCTGAGATCTTCAAATATTCAAAATGGTAGAATTATTCTTGATGATAATGTATATGTTTCTAAATCTATTAGTTCGGATTTGATGGTAGAAAGAGGAGACATACTTATTTGCTCACGAAATGGAAGCAAAGATCTTATTGGTAAAAATGCTTTGATTGGTGATATAAATGCTTCATTTGGAGCATTTATGATGATTTATCGAACCCAATTCCCAAAATATATGTGCTATGTATTGAATTCAGGAATTTTTTCATATTATCTAGGAACTTTTTTCACTTCTACAATAAATCAATTAACTAGTAGTAATTTTAGAAATATGGTAGCACCTTTTTGCTTAATAGAATCAGAACGTAATTTGATTACTGATTTTCTTGATAAGAAATGTGCTGAAATAGATGCAATTATTTTGGGAAAGCAGCAACAGCTTGAAGTTCTCACTAAGTATAAAAAATCCCTCATTTACGAATATATAACCGGAAAGAAGGAGGTGCCCCATGAATGATATTCTTTCTGAAAAGGATTTCCAGCATTTCATTATGGAAAGGCTTGTAAGGGATAATGGCTACCTCATCCGCCATGCTACCAAAGAAGGCGGCGATTATGACCGCAAGTTTGCCATGGACCGGGAGCTCTTTTTCCGTTTTCTTCGCAAGACCCAGTCTGATTCTCTGGATGAACTGAGGAAAATTTACAAAGATAAAACGGAAGAAACGATTATCAATACCATTAATCAGGAAATCCTGAAAAAAGGGAGCAGCCTTGACACCTGCCTGAGAGGCGGTGTGGATATGGGGTACGGTATTACCCTGAAACTTCTCTATACGAAACCGGGTACGGAATTTAATAAGGAGCTGAACCGGCTGTATAAGGAAAATATTTTCTCCATAATGGAAGAAGTGTACCTGAACGACAAAGAACGGGTAGATCTCGTTATTTTCCTGAATGGCCTGGCAATTATTTCCTTTGAGCTTAAATGTAATCTGGCGGGCCAGTCTTATGAAGATGCTATTTATCAGTATCGCCATGACCGGGATCCCAAGAACCGGCTTTTCCTTTTCAAAGCGGGCTGCCTCGTCAATTTTGCCATGGATCTGAAAGAAGTGTACATGGCAACGAAACTTGCAGGTCCATCCACATTTTTCCTGCCCTTCAATAAAGGTAAGGGCATTGGTATCAACAGGGGCAAGGGAAATGATATCAATCCGAAGACAGGCTTTGGCGTGGACTACATGTGGAAGGATATCCTGAAAAAAGATACGCTTCTGGATCTCATTACAAAGTATGTTTTTGTAGAGGTGAAGGAAAAGGAAGATCCTGATACAAAGGAAAAGAAAGTTAAAGAAACTCTCATATTCCCCAGATATCACCAGCTGGACTGTGTCCGCTCGATTACGGCAGACGTAAAAGAGCATGGGACCAGAAGGAATTATCTGATCAATCATAGCGCAGGCTCCGGAAAGACGAATACCATCATATGGCTGGCATATCGATTCTCTTCTCTTCACGATGACCATAATCATCAGATTTTTGATAAAACAATCATTGTGACAGATCGAGTGGTTGTTGACAGACAGCTGCAGCGGGCTGTACTGAATATTTCCCATAAATCCGGCATGGTCAGGGTGATGGATGATAAGTGTAATTCCGGTGATCTTAAAAATGAACTAGATGAAGGCAAGGCTAAGATCATAGGCACAACCATCCAGAAATTCCCATATATTGTAGATGCACTGAAATCGATGAAGCAGACTACATTTGCAGTCATTATCGATGAAGCTCATTCTTCCACTGCCGGTAAAGATATGGCGGCCGTCATGAAAGCACTGGGCAAGGATGTGCCGGATATCGATGAAGAACTGGATGAGAAGGAAAAGACGGATCTCCTTATTTCCAAAGAAATCAGCAGTCTGGGTAAACCGGAGAATGTGTCTTTCTTTGGATTTACAGCAACTCCCAAAGCAACTACTCTTGCCATGTTCGGTCAGCGCAATGAACATGGACAGATTGCGCCTTTCCATCTGTACAGTATGAAGCAGGCCATTGAGGAAGGTTTCATCCTGGATGTGCTTAACAACTACACTACATACCAGACTTTTTATAAGATCAATAAAACCATCGAAAGCGATCCCCGCTATAAGAGCAGTCAGGCAAAGAAAAAGATTGCCCGCTTTGCTGCCCTTCATCCCACAAATATTGCCCAGCGGCTGGAAATCATTGTGGAGCATTTCCGGGAATATGTAAAAGATGAACTTGGCGGTCAGGCAAAAGCCATGGTCATCACTTCTTCCAGACAGGAAGCAGTCAAATATCGGAATGCATTTGACGAATATATCAAGAGGAAAGAATATAATGATATCCGTGCCCTTGTGGCCTTCTCAGGAACTGTAAAAGAAGGAAACCGGGAATATACGGAATCCGGTATGAATGGGTTCCCGGAATCAAAAACGGCAGATGAATTCGATAAGAGAGAATACCAGGTCCTTTTAGTGGCCAATAAGTATCAAACTGGTTTTGACCAGGACAAACTCTGCGCCATGTACATCCTGAAAAAGCTGCGCGGAGTCAATGCGGTACAGACACTTTCCCGCCTGAACCGTATCTGCCCGCCCTATGACAAAAAAGTCTTTGTACTGGATTTTGTGAACAGCTATGAAGATATGCAGAATGCTTTTGCCCCCTACTACTCCGGTACGATCCTTTCCAGCTATATCAATCCGGGCTCTATCTACGATATGCTTGCATCTATCGATGCTTTCTACATACTGGATCCTGTGGATATCGATAAGTTCAATGATATCCTTTATGAGAAAAATGGAATGGCAAAGGAAGTTTCTGCCAAACAACGGGCTGCTCTCCTGCGGTATCTGAATTTCGCCGTTGATAAAATCAAGGAGCAGGCTGAAGACCGACAGAAGGAATTTACCCAGCTTTTGCGGTCATTCCATCGTTTCTACTCCTTCCTTATGATGATAGCTCCTCTGGATGATGTAGATCTTTACAAGAAATACCGCTTCATCGACTACCTGCTGCCTTTCCTGAAACAAAACCATCCGGGACCCGGCTTCGACCTGAAAGGAAAAATCGATGCAGGAAGCTTTGTGCAGAAATTTACCGGTGAACATAAAAATAAAAAGCCGGTAGGAAAACCGGTTATCAAACTGCCCACAGCGGATCCCATCCGTCTTACGGAAGAAAAAGAAGAAAAACTTTCTGAAATTATCAAAGAAATCAACAGCCAGATGGGTACGAACTTTAATAACGATGTAGCTATCAATTCTGCTTTACAGGTCAGAGATATTCTCATGCAGTCCGATGATCTCAAAGAAGCAGCAAAGAGCAACTCGGAAAAAGAATTCGAATACGTTTACTATGATCAGCTGAAAGAAGCCCTCGTAAAAGGCTGGGCACAGAACAAAGAGTTCTACTCGCTCCTACTTAAAAACCCGGATATGAAAAAGAAGGTCATGGGCATCTTTGCAGACAGCATCTACCACAGCCTGCGCGGGGATGATAAGGTCACTTATAGAATGGCCAAGTCTGAATCTACAGACTCTGTGGAAAGAAAAGTGTCTGATAATTCAGATGACGGAATGGATAAGACGTAGAATGTGGAACTAAAGAACATCCTGTAGTTATATTCATGGAATAGGCGAATAATTATGAATGAGAATGACGCTATAAAAGACGAAAATGCTATCGGTACCTTAATCAGACAAAAGAGGAAACAGCTCGGCCTGACCGCTGATGAACTTGCCGAAAAAATAGGAATAAATCGTGCCACTATATACAGATATGAAAACGGAGATATTTCAAAGATTCCTTTCCTGGTAGCAATCGATTTGGCTAAATTGCTGAATATGGAGCTTGCTGATTTTGTCCCAGGTGGAAGAAGCAATACTTTTCATGTCCCCTTTCATGATTATCCGGCAGCGTTAACGGATCACTTCTCGGATTCGCTATTTTCTAATGAGTCTTTGCAAAGAATTCCTCTACTGACGCTGTCAGATAAATTTCTTGGAAAATATGCCGGTGATGAGAGCATATTCTTTATGAAAGTAAGCGATAATTCCATGGATAGAATGTTTCCAGAGGGAACATCGATTGCGGTAAAACAAAATGTGAGTACAGATTCACTAAAAAATGGAGAAATTGTAGTCATTTCTTACCACAAAAAGCATCTTGTGCGAAGATATTTCAAAGATCTTGAAAATCAAAGGTTTATTTTTAATCCAGATTCTACGGATCCATCCTATACACCAATGGTTGTGTCCTTCTCAAATTCTTTGGATGTAGCAATTGTTGGTAAAGTGGTCATGTATTCAGCTATCCTTTAAACTTTACGTTTGACACTGATAATGCGGGGAGTGATAACATGGACGAAGAGCTTTTGAATGTTTTTACTCCAAGAGAGATTTCTGAAATTTGGGGGATTAATTTCAATACAGTCAGAAAGTGTATTTACCCGAACAATGGCTATAAACCCAGATTCCATCCAAACGAGGTTAAAAGAGTTGGCAGCGTTGTCATGATAAGCCGTAAGGGAGCTGAACGGCTTTTGGTCCGCAGCCAAATAAAGAAGAATGGATAAAGACGATGAATGAGGGTAAGCCTGTATTCTTTAATGGAGAAGATGAACCACTTTACAAATTTTGATGCTTTGCACAATCTGAACCTTTAGGTATTAGAATAAATTAAAAGAAAAAACACCTTTCAAATGAGAGGTGCTTTTTGCTTTCTAGCGACGGAGGAGTCCAGCATCTGGTGACTTCAATGAGAGAAAATATAAAACTGGCGGGCTTCCAAATTTAATGCCCGCTGCCACTCTCTCTGAAAGTCAGATTCTCTACCCTTCGCACCTTTTTTTCCTTGAGTCTATCCCTGAAGAAGGTATGATGGAATCATAGAGTTTCCCATATTTTAAAGGAGGAAATGATGGACGGATTGGAAGAGGAAATCGAGGCTTCGATGGGGCAGTGGAAATATGCCTATCCTGAGGATTATGAGCGGATGGAGGAAGAGGGGGTGAATATGCACGATTATGCAAAGCGGCGGATTATTTCTGCCAATCAGAGTATGGCTTCTACCCTGCAGATCATGAATGACCGGCTGCGGGAGACCGTTTCGGATCCGGAGGAGTTTGAACGGGAGAAGAAGTGGAATGAGATGACTGCATGGGAAATGAAGGCGGAGGATTTGAAGTATATCTGAGGAGAAATGGCTGCTTTCAGGGAGCAGAGTGATTTCGTCCAGAGGGGATTTAGCAGGCAGCGGTTAGCCGTTAGCAGTTAGAATCCTATCTTTCCGTAACACTCGTACCATCATGATTCCATTTGTGCGAGGTTCCATAAAATCAGCCTGTGCAAAATCCCAGAAAAAAATAGCGGCCTAAAACGGTCCCGTTGTCAAGGACACCCATTCCTAATTTTTCTGTTCGGGGGTTAGCCCTTTTTAG